GTTAAACCCAATATTTGACGACCGTATTTTTTTATTAAATCCTCTGTTTTAAAGTCAGACGCTTTAATTTCAAATTGTTTGTCGCCAACCTCTAAATAAAAACTACTTTCAAAATCTCCCTCATCCCGTAACGTTACCCGGTTTGTCGGCTGTCCCTTAGCCTCTTTAATTGCGATTGTTACGGGGCTGTATGGTGCATAATCCGAAATTTCGACGCCCAAACGGTTAATACCTTGTTCAAACAATTGTTCCTCGGCGTTTAAATCAACTATATATGCCTCATTGTCCCATATAATGTTTTGTATTATCCGCCCGGACGTCAAAGCCTCGTTGAAATCCGCAACCCTTTTTCGCAAATCGGTTATCCGTTTCATAAATACAACTTTTACATGAAATTATATACAACTTTCCCTTTGAATTATATAATTACACGGTTCTGTATTTTACGCCTCTGTTGTTACAACTTAAACAAATGCGGTCTAATCCCTGCGTATCAATCCGCAATGCCTCATACGCCTTTTTTAAATCATACCCCAACCCGCCGGGTCTAACGCCGGCCGTGTTCCCGTCCAACTCATACAAAATGTCTGTACGGCTTGCGTTTGACTGATTGCGGTTTACCCTTACGTTGGGGTTCATTGCTAACGTACGCAACGCAATTGCGGCAACTTGCCGTTGTATCACGGTTTGGAAAATAGCCCTTTGAGAAATAACAAAATCGGTTAAATCGCATCCAATTGTAATTTCGCAATTCAACCCGTAATTCTGTGTTCTTGTGTATAAGGTTTGCGCAATTTCCCATAATTCCGGATATTCTGCGAACGTTTCCGGCGCATGGTACATAAACGGCGTTATTTGCAAATACTTTGTCAATTCTCGCCAAACCTCAACGGAACCAATGTTGCACGTTCCGCACGGCTCCCGGCTCCAATCCTTTGATACGTTAATTGCTTCCATTCCGGCGGGTAATTCGTCTTGATTGTAGCAAAGGAACCACGACCCCCCGGCGTTGTTCTTGTCGCTTATATACGGCAAATAACAATCATTTAACGGGAACCACTGAAAACCGCCATTTGTAACGGTAAAATTCAAATCAAAAGTCTTTATTGGGTCTATCTGCGACGAATGAAACAAATACATTCTAACAACCCCGGTCCCCCCGGTCATTTGCAAACCTATCTTTTCAATTTTCGCCGTCACTCCCATTGCACGAACCGGGACAATTTCAAAGCCAACCAATTTATGATTATTTTGCAGGGTTGCCCGTATGCGTCCGGCACCATCAAAAAACGTTCTGCGTTCTAACAAATTGCGTGTTTCTTTATCCAACTGCTTAATTTGGGTAAATGTCTGAATTGCGGTTGCAATCCCGTTGCGTGTCATTCTTTCCAAAAAGTCCGAAAGAATGTTGTATTTGCTCCAAAACAAAGAATCTTCCGTTGGTTCCTCTCCTACGTTATCCGCTTTCGCTTTCCAAAACAATTTGTTCCCGTTTGTATCATTACCATACTGCACAACCTTGTTTTGTTTCCATTGCGTCAGCGCATCCCATACGGGGTATTGTATTCCCCAATCATCCGGCATAATCGCCGCCATATTATCCAACGTCAAAAGCGGGTGCGCACCTTGAAAATACAACCCACTTTCCGTCTGCGTTAAATTGTCGTCTATCGCCTTTGCCGGGTCGTATGATTGCTCCCACCCGCACACATTTTTTAACGCTTCGCATATTTCATTTATTCTTATCATAAAAACGCCCATTTATTTCCCATATTAGGAATTAAGATTGCAATAAATAAGGGGGCGGGGATAACCACCCCGTCCCCTCGGTTAAATAATTCGTTATGCTCCGGCGTTATGCGCCCTCACCTCCGGCGGGAAATTCCCCGGCGTTGGTTACATATACAGGCATACCCAAAGGTACATTTCCCGCACGTGCTGCAATCTGCGCTTTGATAATCGGATTTGCAACGGTTGTTGGGTTGCTGTTGTAAGCAATTACAAACGCAACGTCTGCGCTAAATCCAAAATATTCTTTCACGTTGCACGTCATATCGGCACTCGCTTCGCCTGCTATCTGTGACTGGTCGCCAACTCCTGTGTAATAATGCGAACCAACGGGCAAATCAATGTACGGCAAACGTACAACGTCCCATTCGTGGAAATTCGCACGGGTGCGGTTCAACGCCTCACGGTCAACACGTGTTAAAACGCCAACGTTACCATCCTCTACGGCAAAGAATGTGCCGTTTTTGCTAGCTTCATTTACGACGTTGTTTGTATAATGGAACACTTTATTTTCGTATTCCATACGCTTGTTTACGTCGTTATAAATACCGTGCTGTGCCAATTTTTTAATAAGGCTGTCAATTCCGGCGTTACCTACGATGTGAACCAAACCCGGATAACAATTTGCACGCATAATCGGGTTAATATCGCCCATAATTTCGGTTGCCATCTGCGTTGGAACCTCAATAACGTTTGCAGTGAAATTGTAATTCAACTTTTCTTTCAATACTTGGGTTTTTCCTGCCTCCAACGCTGAAACGGCTGCTTGGTCTAACGAATTTGCAAACGCTCTGCAAACCTTTTCCATTTTGCGGTTGAAATCGTGCTCATACGAAATTTCGTTGTTCATATACAACGTTGGCACCATTGTAAAGCCGACGGAATATGTCGCCCAAACCACGGTATAAAGTGCGGACGTGTTTTCATCGTCCGGGATAACACACGTACGAACGTTGCTAACCGTAACGTCGCCATCGTAATTGATAACCGGAACTTGTACCGTATTTCCGATTGAGGCAAACGCACGTTCACGCAATTTCGGGGACAAAATGGAATTTCCGGCGTTGGTCTGTTCAATGAAAAAATCTAATGCGCCATACTCGCACGGACGGGTCATATTACGGTCTAACTCCGGGTTTTCTACTCGCCAATTCTGTAATCTTGTTGCAATTAAACTCATAGTCTTTTTATTTTAATTTGTTATTAAATGCGGGTTTACCCATTACCCGGTTATCTCTCCGGCAATTTGTTAATACTATTTTCCTGCCAAACCTTTCTCATATCTTCGTCAAACTCTTTGGAACCTACCGTTTTACCTTGCGCCATCAATTGTTTTGTAATAAGTTCGTACGCCTCTGATTGCGTTTTGGCTCCGCTTACGTCCAATGTAATTCCGCCGCCTCCGGCACCGCCTGCGGGATTTTCTGTGCCGCCTCCTGGCTGTTGTCTTTGCTGCTCCAATACTCCCATCGTTTCCAATTCTTTTGTCAGCAACTCGGCGGGCGTGAATGGGTTCAACTGATTGTTTGGATTGCGCATAATTGCGCCGCTTGCATCTTTGAACGCCAAAACCTTTCCGCCGTTTCCGTCGTCTATATATTCCGGGTTCATGCCTTTTACTTTTTCGGTCGCCTGCGTCAAAATAACCTTTGTTACGCTTTCCGGGAATCCTGCTTTGAATTTAAGCCCGGCGGCGGCTGTCTGCAATGCGTTGTCAATTCTTACTCCGAACAATTCTTTTTCGTGGTTTGCCTTTTCTGCCTCATACTTGGTTGTCAACTCGGTAAACTGCGTTGTCACGTTCTGCAAATCTGCTTTTGCCTGCTTCAATGCTTTCACGGTTTCCGCATCTGCCGCACCATCGGAAATTGCCTTTTCCAAACGGGCTTTTTCCTCGGTCAATGAATCAATCTGCGATTGCAGCCCGGTTGCGCCATCGGCTTTTGTTTTCATTTCCCCCATTACACGTTTTGCGTAATCATACGTTTTTTCGGTTCCATTTTTAGCGATACCGGAAACCGCCAAAATATCGGCATCCAAAGCCCCGTAAATTTCGCCCGTTTTCTTGGCAATAACGCTGTTTTCGTCATTCTGCGATAATGTTGTTATCGCTGTAATCTGTTCGTCAGACAATCCCGACAAAGCCGCATTTGCAACTAAAATTTCTCTCGTTAACATAATATTCTTACCCTTTGAATTAATTAAGTGCGATTGCTTCTACTGTTTTGCTGTTTGCGTTAATAATATCAATTGTGTATTTTGGGGAATCCCCGGTTGTGTCAACCAACCAACTAACAACACGTGCATGGCTGATTTTCTTTTCAACCTCTTTTGTTACCAAAATAACGTCGGTAATTGTTCCGCCCTCAATACATTCAATCAACTTTTTCTTTGTGTCGCCGTCCAATGCTGCGGCGGTTGTGGTTACTTCAATAACCAAATTGTCTTGCTGTGCAATCTGTGCCATATTCGTAATTTTTAATGGTTAAACATTCTCGTTGTTTTCCGGGCTATCGCCTGCCGCTTCCTCTGCTTCTGCTGTTTTTTCGGCTTTTGGTTTTCGTCCGGCTTTCTTTGGTTCTGC